TAGTTTAAAATCACCAACAAACACTATATCACCAAGTTCACCAATAGCAAGTGATATGGCAAGTGCAATTGTTCCGTTATTAGAAAAAATTGCCGAAAATACAACACCATCTATTGCTTATAATCAAAAAAATTATAAACCATCACAAGATACTGTTTTAGGAACCATGTAAATTGAAAGCTAAATATATGACACACATTTAAAGGTAATACGACAATGGCAGGATTTTTTACTGATTATTATAAAATCATTACTCCAAATTCTAATAAAGAATCTTATGTACCAGTTAATATGTCTGCATTACAGCAATCAAATATTAATTGGTATCAAAAAGTAATGAAAGGCGCAACTTCCAGATTTCAACAATATCAAAATGTTGAAAATATGGACAGTGATGTATTTGTAGCACGTGCACTTGATACTGTTGCAGAAGAAATGGCAGCGGTATCTTCAACTACAGGATTACCATTTGATATTGTTTATCAGAATGAAATTGATACTGAAGTTAGTGAATCATTAGTTTCTACATTACGTGCTGCATTACGTTATTGGGTAAATCTTCACGGTTTTGATAATAGTATGTTTGATATATGCCGCCATGTTATCAAATACGGCGATACATTTTTTAAAAAAACGTCAGATCATTCTAAATGGGAATATGTGCCTCCTAAATCAATTTTAGGAGTTATCATGGGTGAAGATAATAATATTCAATTTTATCAATTACGTGCTGGTTCTGGTAAAATTGGATCATTTACTGACATCCAATTAATTCCTGCAAATGCAATGATTCATTTTTCATTGTCTACTGGTATGGATTCTACTGCACCATTTGGACAATCTATTTTACAACCAGCAGTAAAAGCATTTCGTCATTTGACTTTATTAGAAGATGCTGTAATCATTTATCGTATTGTTAGAGCACCAGAAAGACGTGTATTCACTATTGATACAGGAAACATGCCTCCACAACGTGCGCGCGCATATTTAGAATCTGTTAAAACAGAATTCCGTCAAAAACGTGCACCGAGTTTAGATCAACAAAATGGTGTTGATAGTGGCTATAATCCAATTTCAATTACAGAAGATTTTTTCTTAACAAAATCTTCTGAAGGACGTGGATCAACTATTGATACTCTTGCTGGTGGTGAATGTTTATCACTTGATACTAAAATCAAATTATTAGATGGTAGAGATATTACATTACAACAAATGATTGATGAATATAACTCAGGAAAAATTAATTGGGTTTATTCATGTCATCCAACTACCGGCAATATTGTTCCTGGTAAAGTAACATGGGCAGGAATTACAAGAAAAAACACAAATGTTATGAAATTAACATTTGATAATAATGAATCTGTTATTGTTACACCAGACCATAAGTTTCCAATTAAAGATATTGGTTTTGTTGAAGCCAAGGATTTACAAATTGGCCAATCAATGATTCCTTTGTATACAAAAAAACAAAAATTGTATACCCGTGGCAAAACTTATGAAATGTTATTTCAAAATGATACTGCTAAATGGATTCCAACCCATCGAATGGTTGCTGAGTATTTTAAAAACACAGATCAATATAATGAATTTGTATTTGATTCGAATGGTGATAAATCATTTAATACAGTACATCATGCTAATTTTAATCGTTTTGATAATTCACCAGATAATCTTGTATGGATGAATTATCATGAACATTTGAAATATCATGCTTCATTTCAAAAACAAGCATCTAAAGCTGGTGTTGAAAAAATGAAATGGTATAAGGAAAATGATCCTGAAAAGTATAATTCAATTATTGAATCAGGTGTTATTGGTCGTAAACAATGGTTAAAATCATTATCTGAATCTGATTATGTTGCTTATAAAACTTATCTTTCAAATAAGTGTTATGAACGTAGCATAACAAAATTTAATGATGAAATATGGAATATTATTGAAACAACATTTAATAATGAATATACTGCTGATAAGTTTGTTAATGTGTTAAACAATAATGAACAATTTGTTAATTTATTTGAATCATTGAATAAATGTAAACTTAGTAAAAAACGATTAGTTTCAATATTAAAACAAAAACAATTTGATAATTGGATTCATTATAAAGATTCAAAGCAATTAAAAAATCATAAATTAATTGCAATTGAATATCTTGATGATTTACAAGATACAGGCACAATTACTGTTGATGGTTTAGAAGAATACCATGATTATCATACATTTGCATTATCATGTGGTGTTTTTACTAAAAATTCATTAGGTGAAATTAATGATCTTGTTTATTTTCAAAATCGTTTATTACAAGGTTTAAGAATTCCATCATCATATATGAGAGGTTCTGCTGAAAACGGATTACAAGTGCAAGATGGTAAAGTTGGTATGGCATATATTGAAGAACTTCGATTTGCTAATTATGTGTCACGATTACAACAAAAAATCAGCACAACATTTGAACATCATTTCAAAATATTTTTGAAATCAGCAAAAATTAAGATTGATCATAATTTATTCAAAATTAAATTACCTGATCCACAAAATTTTAAAGCATATCGTGAAGCTGAATTAAACACATCTTTAATTAATAATTTTAATTCAATTAAAGATACTAAATTTATTTCTCCTCGATTTGCAATGAGAAAATATTTGAATATGACTGAAGAAGAAATTCAATTGAATGAAGCGTTAGTTAAACAAGAACGTGATATTTCTGATACTCCTATTAATGAACATGTGAATGATTTGAGATTAATGTATGATCCTGCATGGCTTGAAAATATGACACCTTTAAGTTTTGGTGATGATTATAACAAATACCCAATTGATGGTAGTAAACCGGAAGAATCAGAAGATGATGTAACTGATACCGATGATATGGAATTACCGCCAAGTGATGAAGTCGGCGAAAGTGGTGAAGTATATAATCCTGAAACTGGAAGTGAAAAACCAGAAGATGAAGAAACACCACAAACTGATAATGAAGAAACACCGGAACCTGAAGAGGAAACAGCACCAGAATCAAATAAACAATAATCATTTTTGGTAAATATTAAAATAGATAAACTATTTTAAGGATTTATTATATGTCTCGTGACGTGTTAATTGAAACAATCACACCTAACATAGCAAATGTGATTATTGAATCTGCTGAAAATACAAAATCAGCATATCTTTCTGGTATTTTTATGCAGGCTGAAATTACTAATGGTAACAATCGTGTTTATCCATTACATGAAATCAGCTCTGCTGTTAATCAAATTAATGAACAAATTAAACGTGGTGAAACCGTGTTTGGTGAATTAAATCACCCTGATAATTTGTCAATTGATTTGAATAATGTTTCACATATTATCACTAGTATGTGGATGAAAGGCAATGATGCGTATGGTAAAGCACGCATCATTGAAGATCATCCTAAAGGCCAAATTATCAAAGCTATTTTAAAAGCTGGTGGTAAATTAGGTGTTTCATCAAGGGGTTCAGGTAGTGTTGTAGAAGGTAAAGTTAAAGGATATGAAATTACAACAGTTGATGTTGTTGCTACTCCATCTGCGCCTAATGCAAAACCTGAACTTGTTTTAGAACATGCAATGAGTAAGGATAAAATTGCACATTTAGCAAATGCTGCAATTCATGATAAAGCTGCACAACAATATTTTTATAAAGAAATTACAAGTTTCTTTGAAAAATTAACCGGGCAAAATTTAAAGAAATAAAAGGATATAATGAATAACGATATTAATTCTCCAAATGTACAAATGCGTAATAATCGTGAATTGCGTATATTGTTAGGCACAATTGGATTGGATTTCCCAGTACATTATGCTATTAAACCAGTTGCTAATAAAAATGAATTGATAATTTCTGATAAAGTTAGTTATTCTGATGTTATTGATTTTATGGTAAACACTCTTAAAGCAAAACAAAATGGTGATTTATATGTGTTTAAAAAGGCATTATTAAAAGTGATTAATGATAGCCCAGTAAGAATTGAAATTGTTAGCAAAATTGATGAAATGTCATTTAAACATTATTTAGAAATAGTTTTAGCTAAATAAACTATAACCTTAAGGGAAATTGTTATGAATACTCTTTTATTAGAAGCAGTTGATTCATTAATTAATGAAGATGAAGATAAAGCTGCGCAATGTATTAAACAAGCATTAATTCAAAAGATGCAAACTAAAATGGGAATTAATGAATCTCAAGATATTGATGAATCAGAAGATGAAGATGAATTCATTGATGATTTAGAAGATGACGAATCATTTGATGATTAATTAAAAACTATTTGCTAAATATATTAACAAATTATCACAAAGGAATTTTTAAACATGGATAAAATTTTACAAACATTGTTTGAATCAAATATTCTTAATGCAGAAACCAAACAATTGATTGAATCACAATTCGTAGAATCTCTTGATTTGTTATTAAAAGAAGAACGTCAAAAAATTGAAGATGAAGTTCGTATTGAAATGACAGAACAATTACGTAAAGATCGTGAACTTTTAACTGAAGCATTGGATCTTAAATTAGAATCTATTGTTGAAGCTGAATATGCTGAATTACGTGAAGATATTGAATCATTCAGAGATTTAGAAGTTGAATATGCAGAACGTTTAATTGAAGAACGTGCTGAATTACGCGATGAAGCAAAAGAATCTGTTCTTGAACTTGTTGAAAAACTTGACATGTTCTTAGAAATGCGTATGGATGAAGAATTTGAAGAATTACGTGATGATCTTCATGAAGCAAAACGCAATAATCTTGGTAAAAAAGTGTTTGAAGCTTTCAAACATGAATTTGCTTCGATTATCAATGAAGATGAACAACAAGCATCTGATGAATTAGAAATTATGCGTGAACAACTTGAAGATATGAAAGCAGAATTGCAAGTTGCACGTAATAATGTATTAAAAGAAGAACGTAAAGCTAAAATGGCAAGTTTACTTTCTAATTTAGAAGATAATTCTAATGCTAAAGCTAAAATGCAAGAATTGTTGAAAAACATTCCAACTTCAAAATTAGATGAATCTTATTCACGTTATCTTCCACATGTTATTGGTGAATCAATTGATTCAAAAACTGCTATCACTGAATCAAAACACGCTAATAAGTCAAAATTAAATGAAGGCCGTGTGGTAACTGGTAATAAAGATAATCAAACAAATGATGTTGACGTTGAAACTGCACTTAAACGTTTGCGTCAATTAGCTGGTAATAATTAATATTACATTGTTACTAATTTAAGTTTATATAAATAAATTTATAGTTAATATTTTATAACAAATGTGGAGTAATTTAAATATGAATTATCTTAATGAAAGTATGTGGCATTCAACCAAAGGCACATTGCTTGAAGGTTTATCATCAAGCAAAGCAAAAATTGTTGATATGTGTCTTGAAAACCAACGTGCTCATTTATTGAAAGAAACTGCTGGTGGTGATGTAAACTCAGCAGGTAACATTGCAAACTTCCAAAAGATTGTAATGCCAATGATTCGCCGTGTAATTCCTGGTACTATTGCTACTGAAGTTGTTGGTGTTCAACCAATGTCTCAGCCAGTTGGTCTTGCATTCTCAATGCGTTATGTTTACAAAAATGATGCTGTTGGTTCTGAAGCTGGTTCTAACATTACCGCTGGTGATGAAGCTTTTGGTAATACAAGCGCAACTGCACCATATGCATCTAAAATGCGTCGTTTCTATTCATCAGGTGTAAATCCATCTGCATCCGGTGGTGCATTTAATGCACAAGGTATTAACCAAGGTGGTGCATTCACTCCTGCTGCTAACTTCTCCCTTGCATCTTCTCCATTATCTGGTGAAGGTGGCGATACTATCGACATGGAAAGTTTCCCAGGACGTGCAATGGGCTTGCAAATCTTGCGTCAATCAGTTGAAGCAAAAACTCGTAAATTGCAAGCAAAATGGTCTATCGAAGCAATGCAAGATTTATCAAGCCAACATGGTCTTGATTTAGAAGCTGAAATCACTACTGTTATTTCTGCTCAAATTGTTACCGATATTGATAACGAAATTGTTACCGACTTGATCAAACTTGCTGGTACTACTGAAACCTTCGATATGTCTGGTACATTTACTGGTACTCCTCATTATGTTGGCGACCGTCATGCTGTGCTTGGTGTATTGATTAATAAAGTAGCAAATGCAATCGCAGCAAAAACACGTCGTGCTGCTGGTAACTTTATCATTGTTTCTCCTGATATTGTTTCAGTATTACAATCTGCTTCTAAATCAGTATTTGCACCTGCTGTCGAAGGTTCATTTGAAGGTCCTTCAAATACTCGTTTAGTTGGTACTTTAAATGGTACTATTAAAGTTTACAGCTTCTTGTTTGATGCATCGTTTGGTGCTGTTGCTGCTGGTTCTGCTGTTCCTGGTGGTGCTACTGCTGGATCACACGTTGTCGTTGTTGGTTATAAAGGTGGTAATGGTGAAACTGATAGTGGATATTTCTACTGCCCATACATCCCATTATCATTAACTGGTACTGTTGTTGATCCTAACACTTATAACAACCACATGGCTGTTTATACTCGTTATGGTAAAGCAACATTTACCAATACTTCTACATCTCTTGGTCAATCTGCTGATTACTACGGTAAGATCGTGGTAAACAACTTAACTTGGTTATAAGATTTAGTTGTAAAGTATCAAAATAAAAAACCGGAGCAATTTGCTCCGGTTTTTATTACAATATTATTCCGAATAACACGCAAACAACGTATAACTATTTTCATACATGATTTGTTCAAAACGTTCAATGTTTTCAATTTCTTGATTGATTTTAAAAACCGCAATCAAATTTTCACCATATGATTTCTTAAGTTCATACATATGATACAAATAATCATTGATTGAAATTGCACAAACGTTTGTGCGAACTCCTGACACAAACTTCACAAATTGCATTTTACCAGCAATTTCTCGGTGCATGATAAAAAAAGTTTGCATCATAATGATTGTTCCTTATTCAATTGATAAGACAATTATACATCAATTGTCTTATCTTGTCAATCATTTTTGATATTATGTCTGTTGAATAACAAATGTATCTTCAA